TGCCATTAGCTTCTTCCATTCGTCCTCTGAACAAATGCCTTTTGCTGCAACATGGCTTGACTCAGCGTCAAGATCTGCCAGTGATATTAATCCCTCAACATGATGAAGGATGTCTCCTATTTTGCTCCCGGCTTTCAATATCTTCTCCGTGGCATCGAGATTCTTCCACCTCTCCGGAAATATTTCATCCTTTATCTCCGGAGCGACCTTCATTATCTGGCCGTGGTCTAGCTTGACATGCTTGATGTTGGCACGACTCATCCACTCTCGACTGTTCCTCATGTAGAACTCAGCGAGAGTGGGAAGCTTGGCGGCGAAGGACGCAGCAGTGCATGCTAAGGAAGCGGCAGCAACCATTGCCACCTCTTCCGCGTCTTCGCCCTTTTCGTGCAACGTCCTAGCAGCGCCAGAAGCAAGACTTGTTGAAGCTGAAATCATATTCCGGACTATGTCGGGACAGCCCGTGCCAGGCACGACTCCGTAATCGTCTACCAAGAAATGGTAGCCCGTGAACTCCGTCACGGTGCCGGGCATCCTATGAAACAGCTTCGGTCTCTGGCCGAGACGCCTCCAACGTTCGGCCATGTCATCCATCTCGTCCACGCTGAACTTGTAGGTCGTCATCACGTGCGAATCGTCGCCTTCGCACTTGATCTTCACCGTGCTTTGGCCGCCATTGTATAATGGGATTTTCATCGCTCTGCCCTTCACCATCAGGCAGCAGCTTTTCCCACCACACAAGACCCAAGACCAGCAGATGTAATTCGTGAGGAAATTAAGGCACGACGTGCCACGGTCTCCGCTCCTCCGAATTGCGTCAATCTTCACAAAGATTGGCTTGTTCATCGCTGAGCATTCCAGCTCTTCCTGCGTCACCACAGGGTCAGGGTCCGTATACCTGACCTTTGGGGCGAAACGCAATCTGAGTGTTGGAAGCTTATCGGCCTTCAAGCGTTGGTGTGACCACTCGTTCTCCGCAATCACGATCTCGTCAATGATCTTGATCACGTGCTCTATCACCGGGACTTCGGTTAACCCCCGAAGTTCTTTTCGACAACATGCATCCCATGCTGAGCCATCATTCTCTATAATGCACACCTTCGTCTTCTTGATGCGCATGTGTCCTTCGTGTATCTCCATGGCGTCAGCTTTCGCACCCTGCTTTATGGAATTCTCACCAAAATGAGAAAAGAGCAATCGTTCCAGAACTCCAA